CTTTAGATTCAAATGGCCAAGATGTTGGCGTTGTATCTAATAACAATAGTTTATATTATAAGATCACTCAATCCAGATTTCATAAACATTATCCACCGCCATATTATTATCCACAGCCAACTGAACGAGATTATGACAAGGGGCATTTTTTAAGAATAATTGTACAAAAGATTAACGACTATTCAGATATAACAGAAATATCGCCGGATGAGTCTCGAAGGATAAATAGTAAAAATAATCCAGGAATAGATGAAGCTTTATATAAAGTTGCTAACATAGAATGGACAATAGACGGGCCTATAGATGATGTACGTGCTGCAAATCAAAGAATAATTGCAGAAATAATACGACGATTAGATTTTCAAGGCCTTGATAAATATTTATCTGATCTAGACGAGTTTCATAAAGACTTCCATAAAATACCAGAATAATTTTGATATATGATTTTTTTTTCTTATATTGAATAACAATGATAGTTGAGAAAGAAAAAGATTTTAAAGAGTTACAAGAATTATTAGAAAACAATAATTCATTATGGATACCAATGTATTCAGATCCTTATCGTCATTTCATGAACAATTACATTAGCTTTATTTATATATATTGTATAGATTCTGATAAACAACATATTCTCCCATTCCGTCATAAGGATTGTTTTAACATTGATATAGAACGTTTAAATGACCTTACAAGTGATAGAGATATATATGTATTAGCAAAGAAACGCTTTAGCCAATTTAGTTCTATAAAATGTTATGATGCAGATATGGTAGCATGGTGGCAGAATCATAAGATGTTGCCATTGGATGAAACAAATACTTCAGCACATGATTCTTGGAATAGGTGGTGGCACAATGAAACAAATACTCATGACTGGTTGCCTATCACAAAACATATTGAACGATGTGAAGAAATGAAAGACAAATTCATGGAGTTTTATAGAACATTTGATAAGACAAATGCATTTGAAGAATATGAACAATTGGTAACAGATAATTTTGCATGTGTAGAAAGGAATGGGCTGCAAGTAGATTATAACAAATTTGTAGATCATTTCAAAGCAAATGGTATTGATAAGAATAGAGCATTTACAGAATACAATATATGGACAACAACTGGTAGGCCATCAAATAAATTTGGTGGAGTAAATTATGCTGCATTGCCTAAGGAAACTGGATGTAGAGAATCATTTGTTTCTAGATGGGAGAAAGGTATGTTGTTGGAAATGGACTTTGATGCATATCATCCTAGACTAATTGCAGATATAATAGGATATGATTTGCCTGATGGGAGTGTTCATGAATATTTTGCTAAACAATATTTTGGTAAAGATATGATTTCAGAAGATGAATATGATCAAAGTAAAAAAATTACATTCAGATTGTTATATGGTGGCATTGATAAAGACTTTGAAAAGGTTCCTTTCTTCGGTAAGACCAAGTCTTTCATAAACAATTTATGGAGTAACTTCAAAGAAAATGGATTTGTAGTAACTCCTAGAATGAAACGTCCTTTGTATAAAAATTGTTTACATGATATGAATCCTAACAAATTGTTCAATTATTTATTACAAGCATCTGAAACAGAATATAATTTACATGTACTAAATGATGTGAATGATTTGTTAAGTGAGTATAATACAAATATCATCCTTTACACTTATGATTCGTTATTGTTTGATTATGATATGAAGGACGGTAAAGAACTATTGATTAAGTTGAAAGATGTTATGAGCCAATCAGGTCGCTTCCCGGTTAAAACTAAGGCCGGCGTTAATTATCATGCCATGACCGATATGACTTCGCGTCTATCCTGATATTTATTAAAAAGGTTTGTCAATGGATAAAGAATCAATTATAAAAGAGTGGTTTTACAGACTACCAAAGGGTTATGCAAATGCTCCATATTCAAAAGACGAGATGGACATTCTTCATGAAGTTCTTAACGAGAATGGACTGAATGGCTCTATATTTGTAAATGAAGTTGATCAGTTAGATCAAGCATTTCATGACGCAGAACCAGTAGATGATTCAGAGAAAAAACATACTATAGAAGTAATAGAAGAATTTATTGATGACGTTTCTGAAGATTTTTTACTAAAAGAAGGATATACAAAACAAGATTTAATAGCTGTCATTAAAGAAACTCCATTACCAGATAAATTAATTGCATACATTTCTAGATTAATTGATAGTGCAAATAGTCAAACTAGTGCGATGGAAGGATTAAAGAAACGTAATTTTGATGATAAGTCATCAAAAGCAATGTTTGATAAAGCAGTTGAAATGGACAGCTATAAACAATTACAAGATTTGATAGCTGGCGAAGCTCAAGGTATAGATTTTGATTCATTAGGAGATTCAGGAAACTTACAAAAACATATCGATAAAATTAAATTCTCAAAAGACTTTTCAGAATGGCTATATAATTATAGACCAGCAATTGGAGGTGTAAATGTCGGAGCAGGTGAAAATTTATTACGTATTATTCTTAAAGGAGGACATGTTCCATCAAAAGGTGATGTAGGAGCTGAAGGAATAGAAATAGAATTGAAAGCAACACAAACAAAATCATCTGGATTTAGAATGAGAGGCCAATCTGGTTATGGTTCTGGATATGACGTATCATTAACAGTATTTGAAGGGATAGCAGATGCATATGGAGAAGAAATACCAACTGATTTTCCGGATGTAACAAAAGATACTAGTATACAATTATATTATAAAACAGGTAAAGAATCGGTAGCAGATCGATATTTGAAAGATTTAGTAAAGAAAAATAAGATAAACAAAGGACAAATTGCTGATCTTTATTCAACGGCATTAAAAAAATTGTATAAAAATTATACAGGTAGTATGAAAGAAATTGTCGAACCTAGTATTAAATCAGATGGATCAATCGACGTTAATATATTATTTCCAAGATTAGCAGCACTTGAATTTAGATATTATGCAGATAGTGAACCATGGAATGTATTTATGGTATTGAATTATCAAAAAGATTATCTTATTATGAAAAAAGATGATTCATTAGATGATTTAGCAAATATATTTAAGAAAAATTTTAATATTGGAGCACCTAATACAAAACCAAAAGCAACTAGTCAAGATTCAATGACGGCTGTACAATTAAAAGGAATGTAGGGAGATATTTTGAGAACACAATTATTATGCACATTTGCACATAGAAAAGATCTTGATCTGATAGTAGATTATGTTAAGAAGTCATATACAGTATCAGAGAAAAGAATGTTTGTGTTTTCTGATGCCGACAATAGACAAGATTTATATGTAACATACAATGTACAGCCAGATGATTACGGTAAGACACCTAATACAATTATGATACATAGAAAGAAAGAAACAAATACATTGTATACAGTTAATGCATTGAATGTTATCATATTGAAAGCTAATAATGGTATATTGGACAAGAAATTTATTATCAATTGGCCAAATTATGAAAACTCATTGTTGCTAACCGATGGTGATGAGTTGAGACATATACATTTAGATTTACACAAAAGAATTGATATATAATTAGGATATTAAAGATATTTTCATTATATTTATATTAAATAAAGGATTAGAGTTTATTCCTGCAAAATAGATTGTTTGGCTTAAAGCTCTGATATTTATAAGAAATTGATTGATAAAACAGGAGAAAGACAATGATGACAAAATTAGACCCAAATAATGTGCAAACATTTTATAAAGCTATTGATTCATATATTGATGCGGTATCAAAAGCAGGTAGACAAGATATTTTAAATGGATTATATGACATGTTCATGGATAATGATTATGCAATGGAAATTGAAAAGATGATGGAATCTAAAGTCAGTGATAAGCCATTATTGAAAGAATTTAAAAGAATAGGCGGCACAAGATAATAAGGATTAGAGTTTAGCCATAATTAAACTCCAAACTAACAAATAACAAATAACAAATAAAAACTTTTTTGCAACTTTTTTCGATAATCATTAGGATAAATGAATAAAAGTTGTTATATTATTAATTAATTATTAACCATTAAAAATTAGAGGAAAAAAATGGCAATTGACTTAAACGCGATTAAGGCTAAACTTAATCAATTACAAACGACCGGCACCCGCCGAAACAATTTATGGAGACCTGAACCAGGTAAACAAATTGTAAGAATTGTGCCTTATCAGCACGACAGAAGTAATCCTTTCAGAGAACTTTATTTTCATTATGATTTAGGTAAGAAAAATTATCTATCTCCAATCACAAACGGAAAACCAGATCCAGTTGTTGAGTTTTGCGAAAAACTTAAAGCATCAGGTAATTCAGATGAGTGGAAGTTAGGTAAGAAGATGGAACCTAAAATGAGAACATATGTTCCTATCCTTGTAAGAGGACAAGAATCAGAAGGTGTTAAATTTTGGGGCTTTGGAAAACAAGTATATACTGAATTATTAGGTATTATATCAGATCCAGATTATGGTGATATTTCTGACCCAATGGGAGGTAGAGACATCTTAGTTGAATTTACTCCAGCAGAAGCAGGAGCATTTCCAAAAACTACTATTAGAGTAAAGCCAAATGTTACTCCAATGACAGAAGATAAAAATGTAGCTGAAATGGCTGCAAATCAACAATCTAATTTAGATGATATCTTCAAAGAGCCATCATATGATGATCTTAAAGAAGCATTGGAAGCTTGGTTGAATCCTGATAGCGATACTGGTTCTTCAACAGATGCAAGACCTGCAGCAACAGAAGCACCAAAGAAAGAAGAAGCAGCTCCGGCTGGCGTCAATAAAGTAGATGATGTATCTGCTGCATTTGACGAGTTATTTAACGAGTAATAGAGGTTACATTTATGGCAAAATCAAAAACAAAAAGTGAACTAGCAGACTCCTTAGCAGTCGAATTAGCAGATAGTCTTAATAAGAAGTTCAAGAATACAGGATATCAAACTGCATTTTTCTTGGATGGAGATA